CATAACTAAGGACGAGATAATAAACAAAAAGACTGGCAGCAAGATAATCTTTAGAGGTATCAAGACATCAAGTGGCGACCAGACAGCAAACCTCAAATCTCTGCAAGGTATTACAACTTGGGTAGTAGATGAAGCTGAGGAACTAACAGACGAGCAGAAGTTTGACACCATAGACCTAAGTGTAAGACAGCAAGGTAAAGCCAATAGGGTAATACTGATACTAAACCCCACAACTAAAGAACACTTTATATACAGACGTTTCTTTGAGGAACGAGGGGTACAAGAGGGAAGCAATACACAGAAAGAAAACACAACCTACATACACACCACTTACATAGACAACATAGACAATCTATCTAAAAGCTACATAGACCAAATAGATCAGATGCGTAAGCGCAGACCAGAAAAATACAAACAACAAATGCTTGGTGCTTGGATGTCTAAAGCTGAGGGGGTTATATTTAGTAACTGGAGTATAGGGGAGTTCAGAAGAACAAGCGTAAGTGTGTGGGGTCAAGATTATGGCTTTGCAGCAGACCCAAGTACCTTAGTTGAGGTAAACATAAACACCAGCACTAAGACAATCTATTTAAAGGAATGCTTTTACTTGCAAAGACTAACCACATCACAGATTGCAGAACTAAACCTTAAACACGCTAATAGTGGTTTGATTGTAGGGGATAGCGCAGAGCCACGCTTAATACACGAAATAAGAGCCAAAGGGTGTAACGTAAAGCCAAGCATAAAAGGTCAAGGAAGCGTAACGTATGGAATAAGCCTACTACAAGATTATGACTTAGTTGTAAGTCCAGACAGCACAAACCTCATCAAAGAACTAAACAACTACCGCTGGTTAGAACGCAAATCAAACACACCAGTAGATGCTTATTGCCACCTTATTGATGCGATTAGATACGCTGTTGGCTACCAGTTACAAAACCCAAATAGAGGTAAGTATATAGTTCACTAAAATAATTTAAAATTGTTTATATATTAATAAGTAAAGTAATATGAAAGTAAATCTAAGAATACCTACAAGCCTTAATGAGATAACACTTGGACAATACCAAGAGTTTGCTAAGTTAGACGGAAAGCTTGAGGACACACACGATACAGCGATACAACTTAAGATTGTAGAGATATTCTGCAAAGTTCCAGAGATAGTAGTACGCAATATGAAAGCCACAGACATAGCTGAGGTATGCGAGATTATTAATACTATGTTTAACACTAACCACCAGCTAATAAACAAGTTTAGTTTAGGCGGTGTAGATTATGGCTTCATACCAGAGTTAGACGATATGACCTTTGGCGAGTATATGGACTTAGACACTTTCATAGGCGATAACGACAATCTACACAGAGCGGTAAACGTACTATTTAGACCAATAGAACACAAGCGAGGCACAAGGTACACCATAAAGGAATATGATGCAGACACAAGCGAGAACGCTAAAGACTTTCCCTTAGATGTAGTATTAGGTGCTATTGTTTTTTTTTACAGTTTAGGCAAGGACTTATCGATGGTTATGCTGAACTCTTTGGACACGAAGAACGAAAAGGCTTTAGCACAGCATCTAATTTCACAGCCAAGTGGGGATGGTTTAACGCCCTCTTTGGCATCGCTCAAGGCGATATTACAAGATTTAAAAATATCACTGAACTAAATGTACACCAATGCTTAACGTATTTAGAATACACAAAAGAGAAAAACCAAATAGAAGCATCACAGATTAAAAACAAATTCAAATAAAATGAGCCAACAAGGAATAAGAGGTTTTTACCAAATAACCGAAACAATAGAAACACAGCTTTTAGCAGATGTGAATGTAAACACAGTTACAACTGGCGATATCTTTGACATTGACTTATCTAAGCAAAGCATCTTCCCTTTGGCGCACATTATTGTAAACTCTGTTACACTACAAGAGCAAGTTATCTCTTTTAACATAACTGTTATGGCTATGGATATTGTAGACGAAAGCAAGGATGCTACAACTGACATCTTTAGAGGCAACAACAATGAGCAAGATGTACTTAACACACAATTAGCAGTTCTTAATAAGTTGGTAATGGTGCTTAGACGTGGCGATTTATATAGCGACAAATTCCAGCTTGAAGGCGACCCATCGCTTGAGCCATTTTACGAAAGGTTTGATAACAGACTTGCTGGGTACGCTGCAACAATGGACGTAATAATACATAACGATATTACTATATGTTAGCAGACAAGTTTTTAAGGGATGAACTAAACAAGTTTGCTAAGTACGTTATTCAACAATCACGAAGCAACTTGACTAAGCGCAAAAAGAACGCATCTAAGGAACTTTATAATTCTTTAGGTTACAAGGTATCACAAAGCGCACAGACAACGTCTTTAGCGTTTGATATGGCTGACTATGGTAAGTTTCAAGACAAAGGGGTAAGCGGAACAGAAAAGAAATACAACACGCCTTACAAGTATACCGACAAGATGCCACCTACTAAGTCTTTAGACAGTTGGGTAGTTAGAAAAGGAATAGCACCAAGAGGAAAAGGCGGTAAGTTTGCAAAGCGTGAGGGAATTAAGTTTGCAATAGCAAAGGCGATAAAAAAGAGAGGTATAAGACCAAGTTTGTTTTTTACCAAACCTTTTGAGGCTGCTTTTAAAAGATTACCAGACGAGTTAGTAGAGGCTTACTCAATAGGCTTAGAGAAACAAATACAAGTAAACATTAACAAGAAATGAGCAAGATAAACGTAAGAAGTCCGTACTACTTAAGTACTGGCACAGTAACAAACCTAACAAGCACACAGCTTGAGTTGTACATCTACACTGGCACTCAAGGAGTAGGCGGTACAGCTAATAGCAGACCATCGACAGCTACTTATCTTTTAAATTCGTTTGCAGTTGATAACGTATGTACTTTTGAAATAGCGGAACTTGTAAGAGATTACTTTACCAATGTATTTGATGGCGATTACTCAACAGAGATTTTCTGGGTAGATTATAGAACAACAACATTTGTGCAAGGTGTAGCACAGACCACGAGTAGTTATATAGCACTAAAAGGATTTTTTGGATATGGTTTTTTTGAGGATGGTGTGCAAAATACAGTTTTAACCCCAAGTTCTACTTCTACAATCAACAGCCAAGCGGTCTTACAATCAAACACTAAGATAGTTAAGCTTGATGATGCACCAGCAGTTATAGCGGTCGATACGTCTTTAGCGACACAAGTAACATACTTAAACAACGGAACACAAGTTTACACTAAGGCGATAAGCACAAGCACTAACAGTAACGCACAAATAGAATACGTTACAAGCGGTGTAAATGGTTCGGATGAGTTTGAAGATAGGGTTATACAAGATGGCGGTACTTTTGAGGGTAGCGACTGCCTTACAGCTTTTGAAGGCGAATATACCTTATTTGACTTTGATACAATATTGGTAGATAGTTCTACTGGCGTTACAAAGCTAACAGTAACAAGCGAAAGCGAGTGTAAGTTTACACCCTACAAGATTACGTTTATAAACAAGTTTGGAGTATTGCAAGATATCTGGTTTTTCAAGCGCACTAATGAAACGCTAACAACCAAAACAGAGAAGTTTAAAAAGAATATAATTAGTAGTGCAAGTTACAGCATAAGCAACCACCAAGATAAGACACTAACTAAAAATGGTAAAGAGAAACTAACCTTAAACACTGGCTACTACCCAGAGGCTTACAACGAGGTCTTTAAAGAAATGCAACTAAGCGAGGATTGTTGGATAGAGATAGAATCTAAGACCTTACCTATACAAGTTACAAGTAGTTCATTTGCTTACAAGACACAACTAAACGATAAGATCATAAACTACACAATAGATATAGAGTTTGCTTTTGACACCATAAACAACATTCGCTAAATGCAGATACTTGAGTTATACATAAGGGATGGTATAAAGTACCCAGAGTTTGGCACAAGCGCAGCCACAAGCACCTCAACAAACAATTTAGTAGATGCTACTGCTGACTTTACAAGTGGCGTAAAAGTAGGCTATGTTGTGTTTAACAAAACAACTAACAAAACAGCAAAGGTTACAGCAATAACAAACGCAACTACTTTAGTGTTGTCTGCTTCAACAGATGGCAGCAATTTCTTTACTGCTGGTAATTTATACCAAATTAAAAGTGACTTTGTTAGGCTTGATATGTTTAGTGATGAAAGTGTTACAATCACAGACACAATAAAGAACACTAAGGACATTTCTAAAGTGTTTACGCCATTTTCTCAGCAGTTTAATGTACCAGCCTCAAAGCATAACTCAAAACTCTTTAGACACTATGAGGACAATGATGTTGTAAATAGCTTCGATGCAAGGTTTAGAGTTGATGCCTTAATAAAGCTAAACGGAACAGACTACAAAAAAGGTAGGCTAAGGCTTAACAGCGTTACAATGAAAGACAACAAAGCACACGCTTACAAGTTGGTTTTCTTTGGCGAAACAATAGAACTAAAAGACATATTAGGCGAGGATGATCTAAGTAGGCTTGAGTTTCCAAGTAGTTTAAATTTTGCTTACGATTACGCTACAATAAAAAGTAAGTTTATATCTACTGCTGGAGATGTTTGTTTTCCGCTTATTACCCACACTAAAAATATGCGCTTTTCAAATGCTGGATATAAAAGCACCGCTGGAGATTTTTTAAATCAATTTGACATTAAACCAGCTTTAAAGGTTAGAGCGATAATAGAAGCAATAGAAAACACTTACGACATTGACCTATCAAATCAATTCTTTAATAGCTTTCCTTTTAGGGAGTTATATATGTGGCTACACAGAGAAAGTGGCTTTATGTCTAATTCAACTGAGGGTGGTGATTTACAAGTTTTAGAAGCAAGGTTTCATTTACCCACAGACGCCAATTTAGATTTTGATAGCGGAACAGATGTTAGACCCGCTGATATATACATAAGTTACGCCAATGGGGGTACTTTACAAGGTCGTAGGTTAAAATTAAATTTTGATATTGATGCTGGTGGTACTGACGAATTTAACTTCACGCTTTTAAGAAGTTCAGACAACGCTGTTTTGTTTGAGAGGGACTATACTGGCTCGCAAGATTTTGATGTTATACTTTCCCCTTCCTATTGGACAAACCAAACCCCCTACAGCGAAGGTGTTGTTGATTTAAAAATTTTAGTAACAACAGCAAGCACTTTAACCTTCTCAGAGATAGAGATAACAGCAACACTACAAGACCTTAATTTGCCTTATAGTATAACTGACTATGCAAGCGGTGTTTATACTATGTCGGCTTTGGCTACTTCTAACCAAGTAATTATATCAAGGCAGATACCTAAAATGAAAGTCATTGACTTTCTTACAAACATATTTAAAATGTTTAACCTTGTAGCTTATAAAGAAAACGACCAAATACAAGCGTTGCCATTCAATGATTTTAACGCACAAGGTAATAGCTATGACATTACAAAATATGTAGATGCTTCTAAAAGCACAATAGAGAAAGTTTTAAAATACAAGAGTGTTAAGTTTGGGTTTAAAAGCAAACAAAGTTTTTTAATACAAAACCAAGAAGAAATATTAGGTAATGATTTTGCTGGAGAAAGTTACCCAGCTTCCAATGACAATGAATGGGATGGCGGAGAATTTAAAGTGGAATTGGACTTTGAGAAAATGCTTTACGAGAGGTTGTCAAATTCAGACGATGGTACAGTATCCACTATTTGTCAAGGTGCTATGTTGGACAAAGACTTTAACGCCACTATTGGTGCGCCCTTACTTTTGTATATAAAAAACCAAGCTACCTCAGATACTTTTAAACTACAAAATACATCAGCTGGTGCTGTCGAAGACATTACAGCTTACAACAGACCAAGTCAAATATTTGTAGGCGGTGGTACAGTATCTGATTATATGAGTTCTTTAAATTTTGGTGTTGAGATAGACGAATTTTTTAGAGAGGTTGTAGGAACAAACTTATTTGCTAAATACTATGCAGATTATTTGACCAGTATATACAATAGACAAGGCAGAATAAAAAAGGTAGAAGCGTTTTTGCCTTTACACATACTGTTAAACTACAACCTCAACGACAAATTTATAATAGGCAATAAGGCTTACAGAATTAACTCAATAAAAACTAACCTACTGACTAATAAAAGTTCTTTAGAGTTGTATACCTTAAGCGAAAGCGTTACTGGTGTTGGAAATTCACAGTTTGGGTTTTTACCAAGATTAGCTGCTTTAAATGTTACAGCTACATCAAGTTCAAGCGTTACATTAAGTTGGACGCCAGCTGGGGCGTTAAACACTGACAACATTACTGGATATGACGTTTATAAAGATGATGAGTTTGTAGAAACCTTAGGGAACGACATAGGCGGTAGAACACTTACTGGATTAGACAGCGGAATAACTTTTAAATTAGCTATAAGAACAAGATACACCATAAGCAGTACTGTGGTGTTTTCTGAAGATAAAATAGTTTTTGCAACAACAGACTAATTAAGGGAAATGATAAAACAAATACTTGAACTTTTAAAACACGCAAACGGAGAAACAGAAACAATCCGTATAGCACAAGGTAAACACAAACTACCTTTAACTATAAGAGAGGGTTATAAAGCACTTAAACAAGAGATACAATGGCGATAGAGAAAACAATTAATATAGACGTAAACTCTAAGAATGCTACTAAAGGAGTAGATGAATTAGGGAAAAGTGTTGAAGATTTAAACTCTTCTTTAAATGAAACTGAGAAAGCTGATGTTAGTATTGAAAAAATTGGTAAAAGTTCTAAAAAATCATCAAAAGCTGTTCGCCTTGTTAGTAAAGGTTTTAAGGGTTTAGGCGTAGCGATTAAAGCGGCTGGTATTGGTTTAGTTATTTCGGCACTTGTAGGGTTAAAAGAAATATTTAGCCAAAATCAAAAAATTGTAGATGTATTTTCAACAGCGTTAGAAACCTTTTCAATTGTAGCTAATCAAGTTGTAACTGCTGTTATTAATGTTTATGAAGCAGTTTCTAAAAGCTCAGAAAACTTTAACGGTCTTGGAGAAGTTTTAGGCAGTTTACTTAAAATAGCTTTAACACCATTAAAATTAAGTTTTTATGCTATTAAATTAGCTTTACAGACAGCACAGTTAGCTTGGGAACAATCTTTCTTTGGGGATAAAGACCCAGAAACAATAGAGCGATTAAAAGCGGGAATAAAAGAAACTGGAGAAAATATTAAAGAGGTTGCGACAGATGCTGTTGAAGCTGGTAAAAATATAGCTGAAAATATAGGGGATGCAGTAAGCGAGGTTGCTAATATTGGTAAAATAGCTGGAGAAGAACTTGGAAAGGTAAGTGTAAAAGCCGCTTTAGAAACAGCTAAAACAAACGTGCAATTGAAAAATAGTGCCGAAATTGCAGCGGCTCAGCAATCCAGACTGGTTGAACAATACGACAGACAAGCCGAAAAACTAAGACAAGTAAGAGATGAGGAACGTAATACGGTAGCCGAACGAAAAGCAGCTAACGATAAACTTTTAGAAGTTTTAGCAGAGCAAGAAGCCGCAATGTTAAAACAAGCTGATTTGCAAATTGCAGCGGCACAAAACGAAGTAAACAAAAACAATACTATTGAAGCAAGAGTTGCTTTAATAGATGCTTTAGCAAATAAAGAAGGAGTTTTAGCACAAGTTGAGGGGTTGAGGTCTGAGCAATTATCAAATGACTTAGCCTTAGATAAAGAAGGAATAGAACTAACTAATGCTAAGTTAGAAAGTGAAAGCAATTTGTCAATACAGCGTAAAAGGTTCAATGCTGAACAAATACAAGATGAAACTGAAAGATTAGAAGCATTAAAAAAAATTGATTTACTTGAAGCTGAACAAGAAACAATTAGGCTACAAGCTATTGTAGATAATGCAAATGCTGGAACACAAGCGAAGATAGATGCTCAAATAGCTTTAGATGAATTTACAGAACAATCAAGACAAACTAATATAACAAGAGATGCAGAAATTGCAAAAGCGGATTTAGACTTAAATAAAAAGGTTAAAGATACAAAAATAGCTAATGCTGAAGCTGTTGGTTCTGCTATTGGTACTTTAGCTGGTATTGCTGGAGAAGGTACTACTGCTGGTAAGGCTTTAGGTATAGCATCTGCAACCATTGACACTTATGTAGGTGCTGACAAGGCAATCGCTCAAGGTGGTATTGCTGGTATTGCTTCTGCAGTAGCTATTATAGCAACTGGTTTAGCGAATGTTAAAAAAATTGCTTCTACAAAAATACCTACTTCAAATGTTGGCGGTGTTTCTGTTGGTGGCGGTGGTGGTGGCGGTGGTGCATCTACACCACCATCCTTTAATATTGTGGGCGCAAGTGATACAAACCAATTAGCTGATGCGATAGGCGGACAGACACAACAACCAGTACAAGCGTTTGTAGTAGCCAATGACGTAACAACAGCACAAAGCCTTGAAAATAACATAGTCGAGGGGGCAACATTATAAATACAAAATAAATTTAAATCTATTATATATTAATATGCGAATTGTAGAACTAATTTTAGACGAAGATCAAGAAATAGGGATTGAAGCTATTAGCGTAGTAGAAAACCCAGCAATAGAAGAAGATTTTATTGCACTTAAATCACAAGAGTTTAAACTTGCAGAGGTAGACAAAGAGAAGCGCATTTTAATGGGTGCGTTACTTATACCAAACAAGCCCATATACAGACGTAACGGAGAAGATGAGTACTACATATATTTTTCAAAAGATACTGTCTTAAAAGCCTCGCAAATGTACTTAATGCAAGGCAAACAAAACAACTCAACCTTAGAACACCAATACGAATTAAACGGACTTAGTTTAGTAGAGAGTTGGCTTGTAGAAGATAAGGTACACGACAAAAGTGTAAAGTATGGTATGGATTTGCCACTTGGTACTTGGGTAGGTGCTGTGAAAGTAAACAACGACCAAATCTGGAATGAGTTTGTAAAGACTGGTAAGGTTAAAGGCTTTAGCATAGAGGGTTACTTTGCTGACAAGATGGAAAGACCTAAAGAAAGCATAAAAGACGAACTTGCTAAGATAGAAGAAGCCGAAGCAGAGTATTTACTAAGCCAAGTAAAGGCTATTATTAAAAGTGATAAAAGATATAAGGGCGGTAAAAAGACAACCTTAGAAAGCTACACAGATTACCCAGACGCAGTAAAGAACAATGCTAAACGAGGCATAGACCTCAACAAAAAGGTAAACAACAAATGCGCTACTGAAGTCGGTAAGATACGAGCGCAACAATTAGCACAAGGTAAGCCTATAAGTGAAGAAACTATAAAGCGTATGTATTCTTACTTGTCAAGAGCGGAGGAGTATTACGATGAAAGCGACAAAGAAGCTTGTGGCACTATCTCTTATTTATTGTGGGGTGGTAAAGCTGGTAAGCGTTGGGCAGAAAGCAAACTAAAAGAACTTGGCGTATTAGAGTTAGCAAGTGAGGTTATAAATGATAGTATGGCTATTATAGATGACCGCTTGGCTTATGCCACTAAAGAACTTGCTATAAAGGCTGCACAAGATATCGGATGTGATAAATACCACACACACGAGTTTGAGGGTAAGACTTGGTTTATGCCTTGCGAACAACACAAACTTAAAGCACCTTGTACTGCTGGATATGAGCAATACGGAATGAAAATGAAAAACGGAAAGTTAGTACCAAATTGTATACCTATAAAATAAATTAAAATGAGTAGAGAAAAAGCACTTAAAAGAATTAACGAGTATTTAGCAAAGCAACAGCCACAAAAAGTAGAGTTGGCTTTGGTTGATGACATTGAAACTTTATTTGATGACGTTATGAAGCAAAATAATAAGATTGAAAGTTTAGCAAAAGAATTAAGAAGTGTTGCAGTTAAAACATCTGTAAAAATTGAAAAAATGCGTAAACTTCGTTCTCAAGTAGAAGCTAAGGCAAAGGAGTTAGGGGTTGATGTTGATACAATAATTGCTGGTGCTATGTTTTCAAGAACAAACAATATTATGAAAGCTATCGATAAAATTAAAACATTAAGAGCATTTGTCTAATGCGTAAGGTAGCGACACAAATAGAAAAAAAGAAAATAAGACGTAAAGGAGTACACGCTAAAAGCAAAACAAGTCAATTAAAGTCAAGTAAGAACTATAAGAAACTATATAGAGGTCAAGGATGCTAAAAAAAATAAAAAGATTTATAACACCAAGTAAGACAAGCCCTAAAGGAAGTCGCAGAGGCGGTTGTTTGTGTGAAGATAACACTTACAAGACCAAATGCTGTGATGGAAGTTTAAGGGCGCAAGGCGTAGGGAACGTATAACAAACAAATAAATTAAATAATGAGTAATTACAAAAGAGTATTAAAACATTTGAAAAAAGAAGAATTGACTGCACAAAAGATTGAACTTGCTTTAGTTGATGATTTTGAAAATCAATATAATTCAGCAAATAAACTTGTAACTAAGGCTTATGGTGGTAGTTTTAAAATTGAAAGTGCTTTAAAATCTATGTTAAAAGATTACGATGCGGCTGGAAAATCTTTTTTAAAGGCTAACGCAAGATATCAAGAACTTGAAAACGCAGCCGAAAAACTTGGTATTGATTTAGACGCAAAATATAAAAACTATAAATCCGACATTTCAAAGACCTTGAAAGAAATTGATGCTGCAAGTAGAAAAATACTACAAGCATTAAAACTCGACTTTGTCTAAAAATGCAAAATTAATTTTTAACACTTATATATTAATATGAATACAAATGATATGATATCGAAAATCAAAGAAGTTGTAGGCTTATCTGAAGAAGTTAAGCTTGAGCAACAAACTTTAGAAAATGGTGCTATCTTAGAAGCTGAGTCTTTCGAGGCTGGTAAAGAGATTTTTATTGTTTCTGAAGATGAGAAAATTGCCGTACCAGTTGGCGAATACCAAATGGAAGACGGACGTATTTTAGTAGTAGCTGAAGAAGGTCTTATTGCTGAGATTAAAGCAGAGGAAGAAGAAGCTGAAGAAGTTGAGGAAGTAGAGGCTAAAGATGAAGAAGAAGAAATGTACGCTACTAAAAGAGAATTAGCTGAGGTTAAAGAAATGATTGAAGAAATCAAAGCTATGTTAGAGCCTAAGGAAGAAATGAGTTCTGATGACCTTGGAAACCTTATGACTGAGGAACTTGCTAAACACGAAAAAACAGAGTTAAGCGAAGTACCAGAAGAAGTACAAGAGGAACTAAACCAACCAGCCGCTGAGCCAATTAAGGCTAACCCAGAGGTACAAACAAAACAAAACTTCAAGTTTGCTAACAACAGAAAACAAAGCACACTTGACAGAGTATTAAACAAAATAATTAACAACTAAAATTAAATTAAATGGCTAATCCAACTATTACATCATCCAGTTATGCTGGAGAATTTGCTGGGAAGTACTTAGGTGCTGCCCTATTATCTGCATCAACGCTTGACGCTGGTGCTGTAACAATCTTACCGAACATCAAGTATAAAGCTGCTATGAAAGTAGGTGCTTTTTCTAACTTGGTTCGTTCTGCGGATTGTGATTTTGATGCTACTACTTCTGGTCTTACATTGACTGAGAAAGTATTAACACCAACTGAACTACAAGTAAACCTACAAATCTGTAAAAAAGAATTACACGCAGATTGGGAAGCTGCTCAAATGGGTTTTAGTGCCTTTGACGAATTGCCTCCTTTATTCTCTGACTATGTTATTTCAAGAGTAGCTGCTGAAGTTGCAAACGCAACTGAAAGTTCTATCTGGAGTGGTACTTCTGGAGAAGGTTCTTTTGATGGTTATTTAGCAGTATGTTTAGCTGATAGCGGTGTAAACGACATTACTGCAAATGCTATTACTTCTGCAAATGTTATCGCTGAATTAGGTTCTGTTGTAGATAGTGCAGTTGCTAACTGCCCAGCTATCTTAGGGAAAGAAGATTTGACTATGTATGTTTCTACTAACGTAGCACAAGCTTACATTCGTGCTTTAGGTGGCTTTGCTTCTAACATCGGCGGTGCTGGTACAGACAACAAAGGAACACAGTGGTACAATGGTGGTGCTTTATCTTTTGAAGGTATCAACATTTTTGTAGCTAAAGGTTTCGGAAGCAACAAAGCGTTATTGACACCTAAGTCTAACTTGTTCTTTGGAACTGGTCTTTTAGATGACAGAAACGAAGTTAAAGTAATCGATATGGCTGACCTTGATGGCTCTCAAAATGTGCGTGTAGTAATGCGTTACACTGCTGGGGTACAAATCGGAATTGGTAACGATATCGTACTTTATTCTTAATAAATTAAATTAATCAACATAAATTGGGGTGGGCAAAACTGCCTACCCTTTTTTATTAAATCTAAAAAAATATGGCTTGTGCAATAACAAAAGGTAGAGGGGTAGGATGTAAGACCGCCTTTGCTGGGATTAAAAATATTTACATCTTAGACTTTGGTGATGTTGTCGCTGCTTTAGGAGATAGCAGTGGTACTATAACACTACCAACGGACAACTCTGCTGAGTTTTTTAAGTTTGAAGTAAAAGGCGGTTTAAGTTCTTTAGAAACGAGTGTTACCTCAAGTAGAGAGAACGGAACTACTTTTTACGAAAGTACTTTAAATGTTACCTTTCAACTGTTAGACGTAGCGACACAAGAAGAGATAAAACTCTTAAATAGAGGTCGTGCGCATTACGTTGTAGAAATGTACCCAGATGGTGCTGGAAACACTAAGCGTTTGCTTATGGGTAGAGATAATGGCGCAGAGATTACTGGCGGAACTATCGTTACTGGTGCTGCACCTGGAGATTTACAAGGGTTTACTTTAACAGCAGTAGCAACAGAGGTTTTTCCTCCGTTCTTCTGTACTGCTCCAGACGTAGCTGGTGCAACTCCAATAAGCCCAGCATAGTAGTTTATTTATGTTTAAAATTAGCCTTTCTTTTTAGAGAGGCTTTTTTTTTACACAAAATAAAATAGTTTTGTTTATATATTAGTATGAAGATTATAGGAACTAATGGCGATAAAACTTTTAAGGTTATACCACGTCAATTTATAAGCGGTGCAATTACTGTAAACCTAACAAGTGAAAGTACTGGTGCAACTATAAACAAAACACCTACAGCTTCAGCAGATGGGAATTATATGTCATTTGTAGCCGCTTTCGGTACATTAACTGAGGGCGATTTTTATATGCTTGAGGTAAAGAATGGTGCTGCTGTAATTTACAAAGACAAAGTATTTTGCACAGACCAAACTATAAACCAAGCTAACAACGATTACTATTCTGTGAATGATGGCGAATACACCACAGAGAATAGCTTTGATAACGATTATATTATTTTATGAACGATTTAAGAATAGTTAATTTAAGCAGTTACACAAGTCCAGAGATTGTAGAGAAATCTAACAAGCAATGGGTAGCGTATGGAAGCGATAACAACTACTTTCAATACCTAATAGACCGCTACAACGGAAGTCCTACTAACAACGCTATTATTAATGGTGTAAGCCAAATGATTTACGGAAAAGGCTTAGATGCTTTAGATAGCAATAGAAAGCCAGAGGCTTACGCTAAAATGATTACTTTATTTAAAAAGGATTGTGTGCGCAAGTTGTGTTACGATCTTAAACTTATGGGGCAATGCTCAATACAAGTCATTTACTCAAAGGATAGAAAAACAATCGCACAAGTAGAACACATCCCAGTTGAGAATTTAAGAGCTGAGAAATGTAACGAGAAAGGCGAAGTAACTGGATACTTTTATAGTGATGATTGGAGTAATGTAAAACCAAGAACAGAACTAAAACGCATACCAGCTTTTGG